GGTGGCTGCGCCGATGACGTGAGTGCCGAATGCGCTCAAGCCTACCGAGACCGACAAGATGTCCCGTTCGCTTTTGGCATCGGCCAGGCGACGGTCGAGACGGGCGTCGATCTCTTCGCTATAAGGCTGTTCGGTAAAGGCCCTGACGGAAAAGCTGTAAGGCTGGCCTGACGGCGTTTGCTCATACCAGGCGCGCACCTCCGGCATCAATTGCAAACCTTTGGCCGCGCTCTCCAGCGCCTTTCGCGTCCCGGCTTGCCGTGCGGTGGGCCAGGCGAGTTCAACCGTCAAACGTTTTTCCGCCTCGGCCGCCTCGGAGCTCCACTCGCTGACCCCGCGATCCGCCGCGAGATATGGCAAAAAAGCCAAGGGCGTTGCAGTCGGGTTCATCAGCTCGGGAAACGGCGGCGCGATGCGATCGAGCAACGTGCCGAAACCGATATCGAGGGCTTTTTCCAAGGGTGAGCTGTTGGCGGGTAGCAGACTCGCGCGGGACGTTTGCTCACTCATAACGTGTCCACCTCCACCTCGACGCCCGTGCAATACGGGGCCTCAAAGGCCGTCGTCACAATCGGCGCCACCGGCTCAAGGATTTGCAACTGAACCGCGCCAGCGCTGTGCAGCGTGTAGTCAATCCAGCTCGGGTCCACCCGCCCTTCCAGTCGATGACAAGAATCGGCATACGCCTGCAACTGCTGTTGCGCGGCAACCTTGGTCAGCCCCGAATCGGGACCTGCGTTGATCTTGGCCACGACCTGGATTTTGTAGTTCTTGATGTGCGCGCCCTGCACGATGACCAGATCCGTTTCCGGTCGCACATCAGGCCGGGCGAAATGCTGGCGAACACCGCCTAGCAGCGCTTCGGATGGTGTGCCATTGCCCTCCCGGGAAAGCACCGTGACCGTGACTTCGCCGGGCGCAGTCCGACGACCATTACCGTCCTTGACCTGCGCTGCATAGCCGTCCGGGTCGAAGGTGTAAGTGACCGTCACCCCCCCCGCCGAGGCGGTTTCCACCTTCACGGCAGGCCGTTCGCCAAGGGTGAAAATCTCGCGTCGATACTGCATGCGAGATCCAGCCGCCGGGGCATGCGGCGCCAAGTAGTAACGCAACCGGGCGTCATCATCGCTTTCGTAGACAGGATTGATCGGCGGGAACGCCGCCGGGTCGCCCGGATCGAGCATCTGACGTTCTAGCCCCATGTCCGCGAGGCGAGCATCGAGGTTAGTCCCGGTGGCCCACCACGCCAGCATCTGCTTGATGCGTGCGTTGTATTTACGCTCATGGGTTTGCAACCGAACGCAAAAGGCCTCAAGGGCCAGGGTCAGCAACTCGCTTTCGTTTTCAAGGCTGACCACAAGCTTGGTCGCGCTCTCGGGGGAACGGGCGCCGACGTACTCGACGATGAAGGTTTTGAACTCCGCGAGCAAATCCTCGAACGCTTCGATCGTGACGATTGCCGGTTCGGCCAACTGGTTCTGGCCGGGGATCAACATGCTCATGCCATTACCTCGAAAGTCTGTTGGCGATTTTTCCAGGTGCCGGCGAAACGCAGCAGCAGCCCGGCACCGCGGCGACTGGCGACAATGACTTGTGGCTCGAAATCGTCGATGCCGTTGTGTTGGTTGTAAAACGCTTGGGCCGCATGGCTTTGGGCAAGAATCAGCAGGTCGTCACCGAGGTTCTGCCCCAGCAACTCAGTGAGCGCGCAGCCATACAAAGGACGCTTCTGGCGAGTGCCCAAAGGCGTGGTCAGTGCACGGGTGGCGCGCTGCACAAACTGCAGCCAGTCGTCGACCGTTGCGCCGGTGTTTCTATCGATTCCGATCATGGGAAGCTCTTTATGCGGTACTGATGACGCGACCTTGGTGATCCACCAACGGGCCGCTCATATGCACACCGGAAGCGTCGAGCCGCATGCCGACGGCGCCCAGTTGCAATTCGATGACCTCAGGCGTCATCGCCAGCCTCGCCGGACCGATGCTCAACTCGAGTGATTCACGAGAGCCGATGAACGCCGCAGGGCCGTTTTTCCAGTGCAGAACATGACTGGCATCGTCGTAGCCGTTTTCCGTGCCATCCTGATAGAGGCGACGCGTCAGCGAAGCCTGTGTCGAGACGGGCGGGAACTGACCGCCATTGAGACCGAATAACGCCACCGACTGCCCGCCCCCCTCACCGCCGCCATGATTCAGCAGCAGACATTGTTCACCCACGGAGGGGATCCGCGACTCGCTCTGTGCGCCGGCGCTCGGATTGAAAAACCTGATCGCCGGGGTGAGTAGCTCGCCATGACTGACTTTGCAGGTGTTGCTGGCCGCATCGACCTCCTGACAAACGCCGATGCGACAGAAACTGTCAGCACGCCGGTGCAGGTCTTCAAGCTCGGTTTCCATCTCGGCGAGACGCTCGATGATTGGACCCAGTTGCATACGTAAAAGCGCATCAAACATGAGTCAGTCCTCGAGTACGGTGTATTGATCCGGGTCGTCAATGTTCGACACCTCCCAAGTGCGGGCAAATTTCGGAATGCCCAGCGGGTCCTCGAGCAGCGTCGGGCCGAGGTACAGCGTTTGGGTAAATGAAACGCTCCAGGCGGTGTACTCCCGTGTCTCGCTGATGAACGTGGACGGGATGCCATCAATGTTCATGGGCAGATCGCATTGGTCGCCTGACAGATTCCAGCGGTTATTGGTGACCAGGTTTTTCAATTCGCTGGCCAGGTCGCAAGCCGCCAGCCCTGTGCCAGGCAATACGACTTGCAAGGAAATCGTCAGAACATGAGCGATACGTCCGTCGTTGGCACGGTTGCCCGGTGCATCACGTTCGATGGCGATCAGCACCCAAGGCTGATCGCCGATGTCGTCGAAGTCTTGATGACTCCCGACCTTCAAGCCAGGAATGGTGGTGAGTAACGTTTCGGCAATGGCGGAAAACAGCTGCGACGGTTTTTCGATGACGACGGGCATTAATGGCCTCCTTTTCCTGTAGCAACGCGAGAATCAGCAACGCCGGTTCACTATTGATCGGGACGAGAATCACGCGGCGGCACTTCGCAAACGCCAATCCGCTTGGCGGTCCAGCGTTCATAAAGCCCAATGGCCACATCCGCACCGGCCATCGCCGTCAGGCAGCCAAAGGCACCGGCGGCCCAGATCGACACACCGGCGGCGTACAGCAGCATGATTGCCGAGACGCCGCAGATCATGCAGGCCCCGGAACGCAGCGCCAGGCGCCGCAGCAGCGACCAGCCATGGGCGCCCTCCTTGTCGGCGCGCCACATTTCGCCGGACACCCCGCCCACCAAGGCGAGAACGATGACCAGCCAGATCGGCATGTCCAGCAACGCTTGTTGCTCGTTTGTCATGTCACGCCTCCTGGGGTGATTTATTTAAGTGCAGCGACTCGTAGAGCCAGCGGGCTTCAGCGCACTACAAGCATGCAGCTCAAACTGCCCAGGTCCAGATATCAAAGGTTTTGAAAGAAGAACCGTCGATTAGCCGGATTGGACGGTAGGTCGGTTTGTACCCAAATCGTGCCCAGACAGGAGTCTCCTTAACCACCGAAAGACCGCCGTTAGGTTGCAAGCGAAGAACCGCGCCTGGATTGCCGCCAGTCCCAGAGTTCCACAGCGGTACGTTGTTCGCGGCGTAGACAACAAAGTTGCCATCAGCCTGGAACACGGCCTTCACCGCCCCTTTATTCTGAGTGTAACTGGCCCAACGAACACTCCAGTTCGGGCCATAGTTCACTACGTTGCCGTCGCCTTGGAAGATCAATGCACCATCACCGCAAAAGTACGGAATGCCTGGGGCAAGTTCGACGGGCCCCGCGAAAAGGACAGAGGCATTTGCGCCAGCCATCACTGGGATGGACGGCGTTCCATTCCAGATAACCTTGGAGTCAACCAGCACAAGGTTCCCATCGTCCTGCAACACCAAGTGAGTTCGGTTCCACTGATCTTCACTGGTGAAGGTCGTGTTGTTGGTCAGCCAAGTGCGTGCACGGGCCGGGTCATCCAGAAATGCACCGTATTGAACATAGAACTGAGGTGGAACCTGGTAACGCAGAGGAACAGTAGAGCTGTAAGGCTGATCTGTGTTAGCGATCCAGGCTACTGCGCCATTATCCAACAGCACCAGATTGCCGTCGGCCTGAAGCAATAGCTTGAATCGGCCGTTTGGCGAAAGCAGAAACTGCCCTGCGGTCATAGTTTGATAGGCGGGGAGAATCGAAGTGCCGCTACCTTGAAACGGAGTACGTGTACGTCCTGCCATGTTGTTCACCTATAAAGTCGAATGGTTTTTTTGCGGAGGATTCCGCTTTCATGTCGCTCATAGGCGATCGCTCGTGGCTCGTAGCCTTCTCATGATTCAACGTCCCGCATCGGGAGCATTTGATCTGGAGCTCGGTGTACTCACCCACTCGGGCGAGAAGTCTTTTGCACTGCCCACATCTGCAATCTTTCAACATCGAGATGCCTCCTGGCTTCTGCCGAATCCTT